AAATATCGACAGGGGCATATCACCCCAGTATGATTAAGCTTCATTATACCACCCCCGCCGCCGGATGGCAATAGCAAGCGCGAAATTCCCGTGAAGCATTGCCATTTGTAGAAAATTGTGGTATACTGGGGTAACTTATCATAATGAAAGGAGTCCTTCCCATGGCATTGTCTTTCGTTGCCGTCCTTGCCCTTGTTTTCTTCACGATCATCCTCGGCTCCATCATCTTTTTCATCGTCAGCCTTGTGCTTTACACGACAGCAAAGCGGGACTTCCGTGAACTGCCCCGCCCCGAGCTTCAAAAATCCCTGTCCACCCGGAAAGTGCTTCTGATCGTATCCTCTATCATCATGGGAACCTTGCTTGCTGTGTTGCTGACCTTTGTGATCGTGCTCTATTCCGCCCTGGCTTATATATAAATCGCTGAAGCCGGCGTTCCATCAGATTTCACTGCATCGTTCCCATCAGCCGTCTGCCGGGCAGAGGCAAAGGAATAGCAAAAACCGCAAGAAATCGACCCCGGAGATCCTCTTTTGCGCCTTTGGCGCGGAAGTGGATCCCCGGGGCCTTTTTTCAAATTTCCTGTACAGTGATTTGCAGATGGGCGGGAATGAGTTTACGCACAAGGATGCGGGTTTGGGAGAGTTCCTCTGCGGATAAATCCTGTGTGGATAAACGAACGGTGATTTCTGCTTTGTTGGCGTCGTTGCTTACCTCCGCCTCCAGTCCGCACAGCGCCAGCGCCTGTACTGCATCCGCCGCGCTGCAGCAACCGGCACCCTTATGGGACAGCAGCCAGGTCACAGCTGCCTGCCGCTGGGCAAGGGCCGTGGGCCGGGGATGGGTGGGGGCAATCTGCTCCCATTGGCCAATGGCGGCTTCTCCGGCATTCTGGGGAAAGGCATCCCGCAGGGTGGCCTGTAATTCATCCCAGATCTCGTCCAGCGCATCACCAAACGCCGCCAGAGATGCCCCGGAAATGCTCTCTTCTGACAGATCATATACCCCGAGGGGGGAAAGCAGCCGCTGTAGATAGTCAAAATAGGCCATCATTCGCCCTCCGTGATCTGCAGCGACCCCAGTGTATAGAGTGTCGCCTGACCGGGAAGACGGTCATTCTCCGGCTGGATGAACTCATAGTTTTTCACAAGGCCGGTGTTGTAGATCAGACTGCCCGCCTGAGAACGGTAGAAGCCCTGACGAAGCATGGGTCGTTCAAAGCAGGCTTCGATGGCGCTTCGGGCGGCTTCGATGGCCTCAGCAGTGCTGACTCCGTCCACGGGCCAAACCTTCAGTGTGACATCCACTGCCTGCATGATCGGCTTCATCAGCTGCAGCAGAACACCAAGTTCTGTGCGCTCTTTCAGGGCTTTACGGACGGCATCCAGATGGCTGTCGTTGGGGCTGCCGTAGTCCCCGGAAATGCACAGAGCCACGGTCCCTTCTCCCAAATAGGCGGGGATGGCAGCGGCGGAGGTGATCCCCTCCTGTGCCAGGGCCACGGCTTCATAATAGTCGCTGTTGGCACCGTTGGGCATAGCACGGCAGGCACGCAGCACCCGCTGGCGCAGATGCTCGTCGGTTTCCGCCTCTCTGCCGCCGGCAAAGGCGGCAGAATTGACCACAAGGCTGATGTAGGTCGGCGCCTCCACCATGCCGGTGATCTCTCCCGCCGCCACATTGCCCTGAATACCTGCTTCGGTGCATTCCGCCTTTGCCTCGCCGCTTCGGCTGCCCGCAGAAATGCGGCAATCCTCCGTCAGGCGGAAGCTCACCCCATTGGGCACGCAGAACAAGGTGCCTGCGGGGATGCTCAGAGCAAAGCCGAGGGTCTGGGCAAGACCCAGCGTCAGAGTACCCACGGCATGGGTCGCGGCATCCCGGCTGAGTCCGTGAATTTCCGCATGCAGATCCAGGTATTCCCCATCCGCGGTATGGGGGAAGCACTGCCGCCGTGACCAGTCGGCATAGGCATACAGGCTTTCCAGCTGCGCCGCTGCCGCATACAGCCGCACCGCCAGATCGCAGCTGTCATCCGCCGCGAAACCGGAGCGGGCTTTTATCCCCTCCAGCATGGCCTCATAAAGTTCCTTCGTTGTTTTCATACATTCACCTCCACCAAAAGGGTATTTTCACCCAAAGTCAGCTCTGTTTCCACACAAATGGCCTGTCCCTGCTGTGTCACTTGCACAGACTGCACCTCCACCCCGCTGCCCTGCAGAGCCTCAATGCAGTATTGCCGTGCGCAGACCTCCCAATCTCCCGGGCGGAGCCTTCCAAGCTGCCAAAGGCGGCTGCCCAGCTCCGGCAGGAAGGGGAAGCTGCCCCGTCGGCACTGCAGGCGGAAAACCGCGTTGGCAAAGGCGGCATCTGAACCCGACATCCGGGTAATGCCGCCGCCCTGTGCCACATAATCTCCGCTCACCAGTTTATTCACCATTGGTGTTCCCTCCCAGTACCTGTCCGTTTACGATGACCTTGCCTGTCAGCTCGATGGTCCCGTCCTTCCGCAGCCGGATGGAGCCGCTGCCCGCATACAGCATCACTTCCCCGGGCGAAAGCTCTCTTTGCTCCGGCTGAATTCTTCCGATGATGCAGGGAGCGCCCTCCCGCAGCACCAGCACCTGATCTCCCGTGTCGGGAAGCCAGACAAAGCCGCCGGGGGAGACCAGTGGCAGCAGCCTTTGCTCCCGGTCGGCATCCTTGGCGGCGGCCTTGCCGCCGGATATGGTCACCTCGCCAAAGCCGGAGACCTCCGGCGGCGTTGTTTTGCAAAATTGTTCAGAAAGCCACATGATTAGACCTCCTTTGCCCGCAGGCAGAGCTTTGTTGTTTCGCTTTTTCCGTCAAAATGGCGGCAGACCTCCGTGACGGTGAAATTGCCGTCTGTCGCCATATCCGGAAGGCTTAGTATCACCCTGTCACAAGGCTGCGCCGGGTGATACCCGGGCAGAACAACTTCCACTGTGTCCAGATTTTTAGCGGAAGCCTCCAATCTCTGCCTTGCACTGCGTTCCGTAATGCGGGTAAAGGGGCCGGAGCGGGTGGCCACCCGATGGCTCGCAATATCAAAGCTTGACAGGGCAGGAGCTTCCGCCGTTCTGGTGGCAATATGGCTCAGATCGATGACCTTTTGGGAAGAGATCACCCCATATCGGCACAGCCGCCGGGCGGCAGACAGGAGATCCGTCGCCCGGATGGTGTGCTGCCCCTTCCCGGGGGCAATGCACAATGTGCCATCGGTCAAAAACCGTGGCTGCGGCGCTCCCGCGTGGAGGCAGAAGCCATGCAGCACCTGCTGGCAGGTGCTGCCCGCACCCACGGACAGGAGCTGCGTCCGCCACGGGCCGCCTTGAACGGAAATCGCTGAGACCCCATAGGGCCTGACATAGCGGCTCAGTACGGTGTCGAGGTCCAGGGTGTAAAACTCCGCCCCCTCCACCTGATTGTCCATCAGCTTTGCGGCAAAGCCTCTGCCGCAGAGGGTGGTGACAAAGCTGTTCTCCCAAAGGGATTCCACCTCATCCACCACCCCACGGAAGCGCACCTCGCCGTTTTCCACGCAGCGAAGCTCCCGTGTTCCCCGCAGCGCGGAGAACAGCGCGGAGTCAGTGGGAAAGCACAGTTCGAAGCTGTCAGCGCTGCTGCCGTCGGTATGGACCAGCCGCCATGTCAGCAGCTCCGGCAGGTCGATGACCCCGTCCCGGCGCAAAAGCTCTGCCTTCATCCCACACGCACCTCCTGTCCTGTGCTTAGCAGATTGGGATTTGTGATTTGGGGATTCATCTGCAGCAGCGTCTCTGTGCCCATCCCATGGGCTGCCGCAATGCTCCAGAAGGTATCTCCCGGCTTGACCCGGTAGACGCCTTCCCGTACAGATGACGACATCCCCTGCAGCGCCTTGCCCAGAATGCCCCTTGTCTCCGTAAATTCAAAGGCATAGGCCACATAATCCTGCCTTGGCTCCTGGGTCAGCTCCAGCCGGGTGAAGTACATGGCATCACTGTGCCAGATGGGATGTACCAGTGTGCCCGCCCCATCCTGCCGGAAGGTGCGAACCAGCCGTTCAAAATCCGCATAGGCGGTCGCCCCACAGAATTCCCCTTCCCCCCGCAGGATGCGGCAGGTCTTGCCCAGCTCCTGCACATGAAAGCGGCCGCCGGGGGCATCCAGCACCGCCACCCGCCGCTGCCACAGCACATGGAAGGTTCTGGGATTGTGAGGCCAGATAAAATCCTTATAGCGCATTGCACTGAGCATATACGCCCTCCTTTTCCGTGTGTTTCATAATATAAATACCAAAGTCACCTGCTCTGTCGCTCAAATCTACAGCGCACTTGCTTCTGTGAATGTAGGGGCGGCAATCTGCCGCCCCTACAGCCACACAGGCAGTCTCTGTGCATAGATCAGGCATTCGCATCAAAGCGCCGGGCATCCCGCTCCACCGCCCGGGACAGAGCCTCCACGGAAAAGACGGTGCTGTTATTTTCAGAATGTGCCGGAAAAACCGGCACATTGTCCCCGACAAAGTAGGATTCCGGCTGCTTTATGACGGTTTCGCTGCCGAAAAAACGATGCGGAAGGCTGCCGGCAGCGGGAGTATCGTCGCTTTTTGACATAGGCGGCACTATTTTCTCTTCCGCAGTGCCAGGCAGGGGAAGCAATGCCATAGCGCAAGCTTCCAGCAGCTCCAGGCTGTCATTTTCAAAGGGAAGTTCCATTTTGTTTCAGCTCCTCGAACCTCGCCTCATCGAAGGCGGGATTTTTTATGGGCAGCGGCTTTCCGCAGTGGGCGCACAGGTCTTCCGCCGCTCTTGTTCTGCAGGCGGGGCAGAGGCTGTCCAGTGCTTCCTCACGGTCCGCGCGAAGCTGTGCAAGGGCATAGAGGTAGTCATCCCGCCCGGGAGGATGTTCCCAAAGCGGGATGCCAAGGGCGCGGGAGGTCTGCCAGCGCAATCTGCCCGCCCGGTCTGCCGCCACTGCTTGGCAAAGTGCGTCAAAATCCTGCCCGGTGCGGCAGGCATTTAGTGTGCCCCTGCCGTGAAGATAGTCAGATAGTGCTTTTTCCATCTCAGCGAGGCAGCTCCGTGCGGTGACCGGCCACGATGCTCACCCGCTCCAGCACTGTACCGCCCACCTCTGCGCTTTCGCTCAGCTCCTGCCACTGGCAGTCGTAGTAGATGATGGAGCGGTCCGGCTTGCAGATCACAAGGGAAAACCCATCCAGCTTGGAAAAATCGATGCCGTCCCGAATGGCATCGTCCGTGGCATATAATCGGGACAGCTCTAAGGTATACCGACTTGCCCCACGGATGGTGGCCACCGGCTCCTCTTGCCCGAAGGCCTCCACCGCCCGGCTCTGCCGGGTGGTGAGGGCGCGGTAGCTCTGCACCACCGCCACCCGCACACCGTCCACCTCCAGATAAATGTCCGCTGTTGTGGGAATCTTTTGAATCATGGCTTCCTCCTTACACGAGAATGTGGGCATACAGATGGATGCGCAGCAGGCCCTGGACGATCCCGAAGGAAAAGGATACCGCGCAGGCCGTGGGGTCCCCCTCCACCGGCTCCACCGTCAGGCTGTCATATTCCTCGATGATCTGCCGGCGCACCCGGTCGTCCAGGATGATGGCCGTCTGGGCGCGGATGGCGTTGCGGGTCACGGCGGTGTTCTTCCGGCGCAGGAATTTGGCCGACAGAGCATCGCGCACCGCGGGGATCACGTCGTCCACGATCATCACCGTGGACAGCTCCCGCCAGGTGGCGTCGGGCACGCCCTCGGTGGCAGTGCGGGTGGTGACGGCCCGGATAATGCGCACCTGGCCGCCCACCTGCTCCAGGGGGATTA